AAGGAAGCGCTAAAAGAAAATTATGATGTTATTATTAGTGAGCGCTCCGTTTATACAGACAAATTTGTATTCGCAAAAAGTCTATATGAGGCTAAAAAAATGACCCTTATTGAATATTTAATTTATTTGAACATGTTTAATGAGTTTCAAACTATTTTTCAAGATTTAAAAATAGTTTATATTAGAACGTGTCCTGAGATTTGCGATTTACGTGTACAGCAACGGGGTCGTCTGGGAGAAACTATTCCTATTGAATATTTAAAAGATTGTCATCACTATCATGATGTGTGGTTAAACAATCCTACAGCTATTGAAGAAGGGTTAGTATTAGTCATTAACGGAAACGAAGAAACAAATACAAGTCAATTTATTGAAAATAGTTATTATGATGAAGTAACAAGAAAACTGTATGATTTTATATTTACGTTATAAACGAAGTAAATATTAAAACGAAGTAAATATAAAGTGTTTTGTTCATTATTTTTTTATGATTATTCTTATATATAAGAATATATAAGAATGGCAACCGCAAGACAAGGACCATCTGAAAGCGCGACTACATTTCCTGTTGGAACGAAAAAGCGCGGTAATGATGGCAATAATTGGGTAGTAATACAAACAAAAAATAGTAAGCGGTGGTCTAAACTTAATAATAATACATTACAGAAAACAAAGAAAACAAAGAAAACAAGCAATAAAACAAAAAAATATACAATAAAAAAAAGCAAAAAAAACGACATTTCAGTAGATAAATTAAGACAACTACTTAAAAAATATAACGCATCATTTAATGGTTCAAAAGAAGCTATGGCTCAAAAGTTATTTAGATTGCGGCGGGCAACAATTGAAAGTGCTGATTTAGAATTAATTTATAATTTATTAGATAAAGGTCAAAAAATAAAAGCAACGCAACTCATACAAGATAGAATTAAAAAACCAATTACTAATTATCGAGGAATGTATGAACCACCAACAAAACCAATAAGTTCGATGACACGCGAAGAATTAATAAAGAATTTACAGAAGTTTAGAGACAGTTGGGAAAAAATTACTACACGAGATACAGATTTATCAGATGAACGTTTAAATGGTGAACCAACTGAGAGATTACGTAACCTAATTAAATTTTATTATAGTGATGATGCAAAATTCTTAGCTGAAGATTGGTTGCGTAATTATGTATAATAATTAGCATTAATGCATAAAAATAATATGTTTTTATAGTATGTATGAAAATTGTAAAATAATTAGTAATAAAGGAGTGCATAAATATAGTCTATTAATGTTACATCCTATGTATTCAGACGTGTGTTATTTTAATGATTATATAGACTATTGTACTACTAATTATAATAATATAATTGAGCATTGCAAATTTATAATACCACAATCGCCATTAATGACGATTGACTATCCACATAATAAGCAATATAACGTTAGGTCATGGTATAATTATTATAGTTGTTATGATAATTTAAATAAGATCGACAAAATAAACATTGACGACTTTAATGAGCAAACGCGTAGAATGGTTGCCATTATCAATAATGAAGCCGCAATTTTAAAGAGTTATAAAAGCATATTTATAATAGGCGTCTCTCAAGGTGGAACATTATTATTCAATATATTAAATAGCCTGCCCTATCCATTAGGAGGGCTATTTTGCATTAAATCGCTATATATGTATAAATATATTAAATTGAAAAAAAATAGAGCCACACCGCTATTTTTTTATAGCGGCACTAAAGATGAAATCTATAATTTAGCATATCAAAAAAAGTGTGCGCAATTGTTAGAGCGAAAATATAAGATAGCATGGCGCATAGTTACTAATTTGGACCATTATGCTAAGATTGAAGAGGAGTATAAATTTGTATTTGATGTTATTGCCGAATTAATTTAACGTATATTAAAATTGTGTTTAAATGTTTAAATCCTTTTTTATATTATATATTATGGATTTTTACACGCGTCTTTTTTGGTTCTTTTTCTTTGCTTTTATTATTTTATCTGGCTATTTAGTTTGCTGTACTAAAAAAACAAATATATTTTATCTACAAATAGCGTCAGGATGCGGAATGTTTGCTACGAGCAAAATAGGGCGAACATTTTTGGGATTATAATAAATAATAAATAATAAATAATATATAATAAATAATATAAAGCTTTTTTAGCAATCTTATTTTTATATTATTTTATAATATTTGTATAATATAATAAAATAATATTATGTCATGTGAAAAAATTATGTGTAAATATAAGTTACACGATAAATCATTAATAAGAGATTGGTTAAAAAAAAACCATCCTGATAAGGGTGGTTCAATTAATCGCGATGAATTCATTAAAGTATTGGAATGTTATAAAAATAATGTTACTTGTACCGCAAAAAAGGCCGCTAATGAGAAAAAGGCCACCAATGAGAAAACAAGTAATACAAAGAATACAAGGAAAAAACGTGCAAAAATCTTTACATGTATGCGTAAAACGGCTAATTTTAGCAAAATCTCAAATTATCACAAGTTTGACAAGGCGGCTTATGACCCTAAAAAATTAAACGAAGAATTACTTGAAGCCTCTCCAAAAATGGTTCAATTATTAAATAATATTAGAGAGCTAGACGCCCAAGATGTAAAATATCACGGAAAAAAATTCAAACATTTTATATTTTCCGATGTTAAGGAAGGCGGTTATGGAGCAAAAATAATCGCATCAGCGTTTCAGGCAAACGGTTATAATAATATACTTAAATCAAAAAAGGTGTCTAATCAAATAAACGCAAAGCTATATTTAGACCTTGAAACGTCTAATTATCAAAATTTTGCTTTATTAAGCTCTAATAGTGTTTACGGAACAACATTTAATGAAAAAATCAAAAAAGAAGTATTAAAAATGTATAATGAGCGCCCGGCAAATATACAGGGAAAGAATGTTCGCTTAATTATTCTTGATAGCGGATTTAAAGAAGGCATCGATTTATTTGATGTAAAATATGTCCACATTTTTGAACCATCTATAACAATAGCCGATCTTAAGCAAACAATAGGGCGCGCAACGCGAACATGTGGGCAAAAAGGATTAGAATTTCAGAAAAATATAGGTTGGCCTTTATATGTTTATAATTATTATTTAACTATTCCCGAAATAACAAGCGATTCAATGTATGTTAATAGGTCCTTAATGGAGAATAACTTTCAAAGTTATAATAAAGACGCAGATATCTTATTATTCAAAAATGTAGAAAAATACAACGACTCTACTATGAACTATAGCGAGTTTGACAGTGCAATGATACAATTATCAAAACAATTATACGAATTAGCTCCATTATTGGCTGTTGACTATTATTTAACCAAAAATATACATAAGGCAATTGACTTAAATAGAGAGTTTATGGAAAAAGACTTTTATTTGATGGGAGGAGCAAATGCGGGAGGAGCAAATGCCAACTTTAAGAAACAAAGTGATAATTCAAAATTTTTCAAAATAGATAATATAAAATGTATGGGTAAATGCGGTAAAAAAAGCACAAACGATATTCCCGTTAGTATCGATTTTATGAAATATGTGTATAAGAAGCACAATCACCCTAAGCAATTATTAATAAACGCAAAAGCAAATGTGCGCCAATTTTTATGTAATTATATGAAAGATTTGGATAATAAATTTTGTAAGCATGTCAATTTAGAATGGTCTCAGCGTTATATTAGAATACCTCATATTATTGAAAAGCATAACAATTTAGAAGATATTAAAAAGGATTTGCTCGCTTTAGAATTAGTAATTAATAATGAAGATAATGTTACAAATACCAAGTATCCAATGATTCTATATAAAACAAGCTCACATAGGCATACGTCAAAATCTAAATCGAGCGCTGCAAGAAGTTCAAAAACTACTTCTAAAAAGAGTTATAAAAATAAATTTACCAAAATGAGTTTTATTAAAATGAGAGATTATATTATATCTAATTATAATTCTAAAGAATTTGTTTGGGACCCTATTGATGTTGTAAATAAATGCATTGATACACCTAAAGCAAATGCAACAACTGCCAACTCTATTACACTAAATCCTACTCAAACATTTATAGCGGATTATTTTACTCCTGCCTCACCGTATAAAGGTATTCTTCTTTGGCATTCTGTTGGAACAGGTAAAACTTGTACAGGTGTTGCTACAGCCTCATCCAGTTTTGAGAAAGAAGGTTATTCAATATTATGGGTTACACGGACAACATTAAAAGGAGACGTATGGAAAAATATATTTGACCAAATATGTCACGTAATATTAGTAGACGAAATAAATAAAGGTTTAATACTTCCCGAAAACTTGAGCGACCGAAAAAGACATTTGTCTAAGAGTTGGCTCGATCCTATGTCGTACAAGCAATTTAGTAATTTATTAGCTGGAAAAAATGCTATTTACGATATATTGCTTGAACGAAACGGGTCACGTGATATATTACATAAAACGCTCATTATTATTGATGAAGCACATAAATTATATGGCGGTGATCTAAAGGCAAGTGAACGACCTAATATGGAAATTATGGAAAATTTAATAAGTAATAGTTATAAAGTTTCAGGGGCTGAATCCTGTAAGCTAATGATTATGACAGCAACCCCTTTTACAAATAGCCCACTCGAATTGTTTGCTTTAACAAACCTATTTATGACTAACGAAAGTGAAAAGATTACTACAAATAAAGAAGAGTTTAAGAAGCAATATATGACGTCGCAAAATATACTTAGTGAAACCGGGCTGAAAGTTTTAGCAAATAAACTTTCTGGATATATTAGTTATTTAAATAGAGAGAAAGACCCTACGCAATTTGCGCAACCTATTATGATAAATGTTCCAATATTAATGAGTCATATTGAAAATGAAGAATTGAGAGATGCGGTCTATTTAAATGCTAATGTAAATTCTATTGAAAAAGACATAGAAGAGCTAATAATCTCTCTAAAAGCAAAAGTAAAAGAAGAAAAATCTGAATATAAATCTAAAAAACTTCCATACAAGAATAAAGAGCCACCTGAAGATATAGCTAACGAATTAGATGCTATTTTGAAAAATATAAAAACATTAGAAGATAAAATAAATGGTCACAAACAAACTAAAGCTGACGCAAAAGATAAAATGAAAGAGCTTAAAGATAGGATTAAAAATATAAAGAACTCGCTGTTACAAGAGTATATATTATACACTAAATGTATGCATATCAAATATAAAAATAATAAAGCACAATAATAATTACAAAATATTATACAAAATATTATACAAAATAATAATAATTATTTATTATTATTATTTTTTATTAAAATTAAAAATACTATTTACTTCTTATTAGATTTATAGGTGGAACGGCATCTTTTATCCTTTAATGCTTGAAAATATTTCATTTTATTGTCCTTGGCAAAACGCATTACATGCTTAATCCATGAACTTGTTTTGCCGCGTGTTTTTTTTCCACGACGTCTTCTTCTGCCACCATCTTGATTTTCTGATTCTGATCCCTCTTCCTCTTCCTCTTCTTCTTCTTCTTCTTTAGAACCACCAAATAAATTCTCTTTTCTTGACTTATGTCTTCTTACGCGCGACCCTCTTCTCGCACGTCTTAAAGTTCTGCGACGTCTTCTGCCTCCGCTAAGTAAAGAAGGAGACATCGATCCTGTTTGATCGTGAGCAGTGACACCTCCTTGTCCTTCTTCATGTCCAGAACCTCCACTAATTCTTCTTCTGCTTCTTTTTCCTCTTCCTTTTCTTCCTCTTCCGCCGAGTTTCGGAGGATCAGAATTAGTTTGTGCCGCAGCACCAGATATAGCATTTTGAAGACCCGCAAGCGCATCTGCTGTACCTTCACCACCTATTTGAAATCCAAGTTGTGAAAACATTATATTATATATATTAAATATATTTTATTTTAAAAATATTATAAAATAAATTATATAATATAAAATTAAATAAAAACAAAACAAAATAAATATTATTACTAAATAATTACTAAATAATTGCTAAATACTTACTTTATTTTGTCCGCTATATTTTAAAATATCTATTATTTTAGATGTTGTTGGAAATTCTTCATCTCCATAAATATCTTGTAAAAGCAACCATTCAAAAATTCCTCCTAAATAAACGTATATATTTAAAAACCCCAATTTGTATAATTGATTATACTTATCTATTACTTTATTATCAATACAATTCTCTCCATATATTAAAATCTTAATAGATTTATTACTTTTTAAATATTTATTAATAACTTCTTCTTCGTTAGATGCCTGAACAGTATTTTTAACTAAACATTCTTGCTTATCATAAGGCAGCGTATTAATCAATAAAATAGTTTCACTTGTATTGTTAATACATTTTTGTACATATACATAGTTTACTTTATTAATACTGCTAATATTACCCATATTAATATATTAGTCTGTTATTTACTTGTTAAATTATTTACTTATTAAATTATTTACTTAGTTAAATTATTTACTTGTTAAATTATTTACTTATTAAATTATTTACTTAGTTAAATTATTTACTTAATTAAACTCTACTGTTGTAACTATAAATTCTTTGTTTATAGACCTTGACGCATTAGCGGATAATTCTTCGCGTTTTTTACGTGTCTTATTATTATTTGATGACGCCGTTGACGAATGCGAATCGCTGCTTTCACAAGACGATGTAGATGTTGTGGAATTAATAGAAGAATTTTTAACTTTGGAGCAACAATTTCTTAAATTCATGTCCGCTTCAATAATTTTATAATTTGTTTCAATATATTCGAGTATTTGATTTTCTATTGTCCATTTGAAAAAATTTAGTTGCCCTAATGTTGTTTGTATAAACTTATCCTCTTTATATGGAACATTTATTCTATCCCATCTACAAAATGGATCAAATTTCTTTTTGCTATACGCTTTTAATTTTAACTTATAATCATTATATACATTTACCTTTTCCATTTTATTGTCTTTGCTTATCATATATACAATATAATTCTTCTTTGAATAATTTGTAACAAACCAGTCAACTATTCTTAAAGATATTGGTGATGTTCCATTTATAATTGTTATCATTTTATCAAAGTTTGAATCTTTACTATAAAAATTTAATAATTTATTTAATAAAACGTCACTTTGGGTATCTATATATAATGACATTTCTATATTTTAATGTAAAGTGTATTCTAATATTTATATTAAAATATTCATTATATTTAAATATTCATTATATT